TGAAATTCGATATCTACATCAACGGCGTGCGCCTCGATAGCTGGACACGGGCGCAGATTGTCTTGGATGCGGCCTATAACACGAATGCATCATTTACCGCCTGGACGGCGGGCACGGGACCATGGTTGACCAATCTTTCCAAGGTCCGGATTACGGGCCGGGAGTGCCGGCCGGAAACCGCGAGCTGGGGATTCGAGGAAACGAACGATCTGGACGCCTGGTCTCTCGCCGGTTTGACGAGCGCGGGCATCGATTCAACGCAATCGGCCTACGGCATGGGGTCCTGGGCGTTGAACTGGAGCGACCCGGCAAATGCGGCGAAAATCTATCGATCGTTTTCCGCGCCGGAGAACATGCACGGCCTCGTGTTCTGGGGCTGGCTGAACCTCGCGTATCGGCAACCGACCTTCAAGCCGCAAGTGACCGTCCAGGCCTATGCGCATAACGCGGACGGTACCGAATGGACGTCAGGCTTGGCCGTCGTTCCCGAAAGCAGTGCGTGGAAAGCGATCGGGCTGCGGATCGCGCCCACGCCAGCGATCGAGAAGTATCCGACGCAAATCAGCGAGTGGGGCTTTCGCCTGCAATTTGCCGATCCGATCCCGCCGGCCTTGCGCGGGCAGTTACTCTTTACCATCCATCTCGATTCGATCGAATTATGCGGCCGGGTGTATTCGCAAACGATTACACTGCCGCCATTCCGTGCGGATACGCCGGCGGGATGTCTGCTGCCCTTCAGCCCGCATCCGTGCCAGCAATGGAACAGTTTCACTTGGGCCGATGAGCTGCATGTGAAGCCCACCGATTCCGGTTGGTGCCCGACGGGCGGCCTGTGGAATCAGTTCACTTGGGCGAGTGAACTGAATGTGAATCCGAATGACGTGCAATGGGGATGAACCGCAAGGCGAAGGCGCAGAGTGTTGAGCCCGCGCTTCTCAGCGTGGCGAAGGCGCAGAGTGTTGAGCGCCGGCGCTATCTGTTCTCCGAGCAGGAGTACGCCTTCGTCCTACGCCATCGCCAGGCGATCGAGAAGCTGGAAAGCGCCTTGCAAGGCGGTCTGCAATTGATCGCTGACCAGCAGGGCCTGGCGGATGGAAAGTTTGTCTTGACCGCCGATCTGACGGCATTGGAGGAAGAACATGGCGTGGCCTAGTCCGGTTACTGCCGGCCAGACGGCAACGGCGAATCAATATAACGCGCTCGTCACGGCCGTGCAGACCTGGGGCGGCGATGTCGACGCGGCCGGTTATGCGCTGAAAAATCTCGGCAGCCTCGTCATCAACGCGAATGGCTCGATCGATGTCTCAGCCGGCGGCTTCTCGATCAAAGGTCCAGTCAATCTGACGGGCATCGAAGGCAATGGCGTCACGGCCACGGCCGGTGATGCAGCCGCCATCAGCCTTTACACGAAATCGGGGCAGAATCCCGCTCTGGTCAGTTCGAAGTCGATTGTAGAAGTCCGCAGCGCAGATACATCGCGGCTAATCCGCCTGTCGGCCGTGCCCGGACAGGAAGAATTCATTCAGCCCGCTTCCGGCCGATTGCGCCTCGCTTCCAGCGTCGATGTCGATACGGATCTGAGCCTGGGTGGAAAGCTGACGGTAGGCGGTGCGACGCAATTTTCCGCCCCGCAAAGTATCAGCTTCGGATCCAATTGGCAAACTTGGACTCCAAGCATAACAGCGTTAAGCCCGATGACTTTCACCGGGACGGGTTATCTTCTCAATGTATATATCCGTATTGGCCCGCTCCTCTTCTTTCATTTGAGCTTTCAAGGGAATCTCAGCGGCACCGCTTCGGGGCAAATCAATTTCAGCTTGCCCGTGCTGTTCACAGGGCCTTATGCTCAGATTTACGGCAGCGGTAATGTTGGTAGCGGCAACTCCCAAACGAACTTTATCGCGCTTGTGACCTCCTCCGGCGGCCAGGCGAACCTGCCTGGGAATGTCAACTTCGCTTTAGGAAACAATCTGGTGTTTCATTTCAGCGGTTTTTACCGCTGCGCTTGATGAATGATTCTCGTTGTCGATCGCTCGAAAGGCGCGGGCACCATCCGGTTAGCCCAATTTCCGCCCACCGATTATCGCGGCAGCGACTTCTCGATGGAAGTCGCCTGGCCCAAAGGCGGGCCTGGTGGCGACTGGTGGTTCCGCGGCCGCTTGGTGGATGCGGAAGGCTATAGCTGGTCCTCTGAAACGATCCAATCGCCGAATCCGAACGGGCCCGAACCCGCAAGCACGTATCTGATTCCCTGGCTCATCGGGCCGGACGCCTTGCCTCCCCGGATGGCGAAGACCTTCGACCCCTCCCGCGTCACGGAAATCTGGTTCGACTGCTGGCTCTCGCCGGACTTGACGCAAACGTTTGAAATCGGCGTGGACTGGGTGATTCTAGGAGCGCCAAAATTTGCGCCCTGGTCGTTGAGAACATCCACTCTGCCGGCAAGCGTGATACAAACACTTTTCGGCGGTCTCATCAGCTCCGTCCAGATGCGCGATCCCGGTGCCTCCGATGGGACGGTGACGCTGAATTACACGTGCCGCGACTACAAGTTATTCACCGATGGCCGGACCTGGAACAAAGACTACACGAATCTCGGTCTCTGGGATGACCAGATCATCAGCGAAGTGCTGACGGGCACGGGCTTGACGCCTTCGATTCTCAAACTGGGACCGATCGCGCATACGGCCGTCCTGGCTTTGAACTTTCAATATCAGACTGTCACGCAAGTTCTCGATACGATCGCCAAGGCGACGGGCCTGGTCTGGTTCATCGATGCTGACGGCACGTTCAACTATGTCGTGCCCGATTCCCAGCCCGTGATTGTCGCCTTGACGGATCAGCCAGGCGGCGATAATTTCCGCGTCGATGAATATGACGAGGACTTCTTCGCACCCGCCAATGATGTGACCTTTATCGGCGATGGCGTGACGGCGCATGTCTATGATCAGGCCTCGATCGATACCTACGGCCTGCTCCAATGGACCGATTACGACATGCGCGTCACGAAGGCGGACACCGCGCTACAATTCGCGCAGACTGATCTCGCCCGCAGCTCGACGCCGAACGAGCGCGGCCAATTCACATGCTGGAAAGTCGGCGCGAAGCCGGGAAACATCGTGCGAGCGACGGCGGCACGGTACGGCTGGAATCAGAAAGATTTTGCGGTGCAGCGTGTCGAGATGACGCAGATGGCGAATCGGGCGGCCGATACGGAAGTCGTCCTCACCGTTGGCGATTACAACCCGACGTTGGCGGATGCCATGGCGCAGATCGCAAAACAGGTCGCGACCAGCTCGGGGCCGGAAGGACCCCCAGGAGCGCAAGGCCCCGCGGGAGCGCCCGGAAAAGATGGCGAGATGGTCTGGACTTAAGATCTGCGCTGTTCACTACGTCTAGGGCAAGGAGCCGCAAACCTGGGTCACCGTTGACCACTGCTCTTTCAGTCCAGAGACATCGAATTCGACGGTGGCGGGCCGGGCCTGAAAAGGTGTGAATTCCAAATAAAAGTGCTTTGAATTCAAAAGTTGCTTGGCAAGTTTATTGGGATTTGGAGAAAACAGCGCATTGCGGCTATTGGCTTCGCCCCAATCTTCCTGAATAGGAGCACCTTCATCGAATTTGAGCCGAACGCTGGCTTTGTTAGTCCCGTATTTGGCCTCGACAACAGTCGTCGCAAAGAGATAAAGCTCTAAACCCTCCTTTTTTCCGTTGTTGCAGCGGACGTAGTTTTATTGCGCTTCATCTCCCAAGGGGCCGAATTCGACTGCCCTAGCAGAAGAGTTCCCATTAAGCCCATTAAGACTGGCAGCTTTGGATACATGGCGAGAACCTCCCTTCGCCTAGCGTATTTTCAAAATTTGTTCGACCTGACTCAAGCGCGCATCGAGCACGCCTTCGACACGTAAAAGCTCAGACTTAAGTTCGTTCCGTAACGAAGTGATTTGTTGATTGATGTTCTTATCCAGGCTCTGTATCGCATAGCGGACCCAGAAGGTGTTCAGGATCAGAGCCGTGATGGCGACAATAAGAGCGCTCGAAGCAGAGACGATCGCGACGGTTGTGTTCGTGTCCATTTACTTGGCTTCGCTATTCCTCTTGATCCATTCGTCGAAAATCTCGTCCAGGACATACCTCAGCTTCAGGCCCCGTTCGTCGGCTAGCTTTTGAAGCATTTTCCATTTCTTTTCTGATACGTTCCGCACAGAAATAGTCACCCGGCGATCCCCCGACGAATTCTTGGGTTCCTTCCTGGTCATCATTTGCAGTGTATGACATGAGTCATTCTCTGGTTGGACCATGATTGCATGTGTGATTGACAAATGTCAAGCATATGGTTACACTAGATTGAGGGGAGTTGCGTAAATGCACTGTGAATGTGATTTTGATTGCGTCGGCGATCCGCCGCGCTACATCCGGGCCAACCACTCGACGCTCTGCCCGATCCACGACACATGCTGCTGGTGCGACGAGCGCCTGGCGGTGGTGATCGACCAGGGCGACAAGCTGTGCCGCGAGTGCCTGGAAGAGCTGCAGGAAGAAGATCGGAAGCGCGAGGCGCTGCTGGAAAGCCTCAAAGCGAGCGCCTGAATGCCGAACCTGCACGAAAGCGTGGCCTACTGCCAGGGTCTCTGCGACACAATCCTGGCCATCGATTGGCTGGAAGATTGTTCCGCGTGCGGCGCGCGCGTCTGTGGGAATTGTTCCCGCGCCTGGCGCAATCGTCTCCTGTGCCCCACATGCTACCAGGCCGAACTCCGGGCGGACTTCACGGCCAAGCCGCGGGAACGCTGGGAGACCACATGACCGAACGCTGGGAGACCACATGACCGCCCCTGCCACAGGCAAGCCGCGTCCCACGCTCGAGCTGCCGGCGCACATCTATCGCCTGGACGGGGAGGTCATTCCGGGCGTGACGGCGACCTTACGCGCAGCGGGCGTGATCGACTACTCTATGATTCCGCAGGAGGTCCTGCAGGCCGCCGCCCATCGCGGTACCGCCGTGCATCAGGCCATGCATTTGTATGCCAAAGGCACGCTCGATCCGGAATCGATCGATCCGGCGATTGCGGGCTACGTTGCCGCCGGCATCCGGTTTCACGAGGAGTCGCGGCTCACGATCGCCCACGCCGAGCAGATGGTGTTTCACGAACAGTACCGCTATGCCGGCATGTTCGATCTGGATTGCGTGATTGAAGACGAACTTTTACTGTGTGATTACAAGACGGGAATAGTGCTCGACGGCCACCGTGCCCAGCTCGCCGCCTATCTGAATTGCCGGCCGAAACCACGCCGCTGGCGCCGGGCTGCCGTGCAACTGAATGAGGACGGCTCCTATCGAGTGCATGAATTCCCCCGCGCTGATTTCGATCGCGACCTGGATTTGTTCCTGTGGGCGCTTGCTCATCAACAAACATCTCTGCCGGGCCAGAATGGAGGACCAATACGATGACACTCGTTTGTAATTATTGCGGCCGCGACTATGAAGTGCCCGCTTGTCACTTTCACCGAAGGCTCCATTGTTCGCGGGCTTGTTTTGCTGCGAATACTGTAGCTAATGGTTCGCGAAAAGGAGCCCGCAATGGCCGGTGGAAAGAAGGCAGAATTATTCGAGACGATGGATATGTTCTGTTGTATGCTCCTGCTCACCCGCGCGCCGTTAACGGTTACGTGCTCGAACACATTTTGATCGCTGAACGCTGGCTAGGCAAGGCGCTTCCTCCTCACGCAGTCATCCACCACAGCAACGGAAATAGATCCGATAATCGGCCAGAAAACTTAGTGATTTGTCCCGATCAGGCTGCTCACGCCAGATTGCATGGAAACCGGCGACACCCGACCACTGGGCGGTTTCTGGCGGCCAGCCAAAGAAACATCCCCACCGAATTAGGAGTAAAAAGAACCGCATGAGCGCACTCGTCACCACATCCGAACAACAATTAACCCACCAGACGGCTTACTGGATCGAGATCGCACAACATACCGAGATCATCGACCAGCCGAGCTACGAGATGGCGGCCGCCCATCTGCGGGCGATTAAAGGCCTACAGGCCGAAGCGGATCAGACCTTTGATCCGATCATCCAGAAGGCCTATGCCGCACATCGGGAAGCGCTCGCGCAGAAGAAGCGCATCTGCGAACCGCTCACGCAGGCTGAAGCCTTGCTGAAGCGCAATATGGGCGCTTACGTTCAGGAGCAGGAACGGCTGCGACGGGAAGAAGAGCGCCGGCTGCGGGAAGAAGCCGAGCGCCTGGCGGCGGAAGAACGCGAACGCGAGATTGAAGCGGCGGAATCTCTCGGCGTCTCAGCAGAAGAGATCGCGGTGATCGCCGAAGCGCCGCTGCGCCGGCCGCCGGTTGTGGTGGCTGCGCCGCCGAAAGTTGCAGGCATCTCTTCGCGGGAGATCTGGAAGGCCGAAGTGACTAACTTGCAGTTACTGGTGAAATATGTAGCGGCGCATCCGGAACTTTCGAACTTACTGAGTCCGAACATGCCCGCGATCAACGCGCTGGCTCGCAGCCTGCGTTCGGCCCTTCACGTGCCGGGAATCAAGGTATATCCGGAAGCGAATATCGCGAGTAGGAGAAGTTCATGAGTGAATCTGCTGTTTTAACCCCCACGATCGTCGAGCCCGATGACGGCTTTACGCTGCGGTTGCAGCGCAAGCCAGAAGTGATCGTAGCGGAAGCCCGGCTCTGTGCGGATGCGTTAATCGCCGCTGTCAAACGCAACGGCTGGGTGCAAAAGTTCGGGGGCGGAGACCATCTCTTCTTCGAGGCCTGGTCGTTTCTGGCCAGCATGTACCGGGTTACCCCGCGCACCTGCGAAACGCGCTTGGTTCAGATCGGTGAGGTGACAGGCTACGAGGCCTTTGCCGAAGCGTTCCATGTTCCGAGCGGCATCGTGATCGGCAAAGCGGATTCCATGTGCCTCGATGACGAAGAGAACTGGGATATGCGGCCGGTGTACGAATACGATGAGCAATTGAAAAAGCGTGTCCAGGTGGGAGAACGGCCCGTGCCGCTCTTCCAACTCCGCTCGATGGCGCAGACGCGGGCGCAGGCCAAAGCGCTCAAAGGTCCGTTCTCCTGGATCGTGGCGATGGCGGGCTACGCCCCGACTCCGGCGGAAGAAATGGGCGGCCGGCGTACACCGTCCGGCGAAGGACAGCCGATTCAACAACCGCGCGAGAAGACGCAGCCGGCGGCTGAAAACGGCAATGGCGGTGCGAAGACCATCAGCGGCAAGCAGGCCTCGCGCATCTGGGCGATCGGCTTTTCGCAAGGCGTGGACAAAAAGATCATCGGCCAGATCCTGCGCGCGCATGGCTTCGAGCGGGCCGAAGATGTCACGACGGATAAGTACGAAGAGATCATCGCGGCGGTCGAGAATGCGGGGGCTGGGGCGGCACAGTAGCCAGCTAATCCTTCTTGGGCGCTGGAGGTTGCGGCGGTGACGGTGGTAGGGGCGGTCTTCGCGGAGGTGCTGGATAGGGCGATCTCGGCTCGATATTCTTGTGACGATCGGGCGGCGGAGGCTGGCGATCGCGTCCGGGAATCGGTATCACTCAACAGCATTTCGCATTGCGCTCGCAGCAGAGTGTAACCAACATGGAGCCGTTCGGTACTTCGAATCTGCGCGCGCAGGCGGCTGAAGGGAAGCAAAACCCGATGAGCGAGGCAACGGCGGCCAGTCCAGCCGGAACAAGATCGGGCAAACGCAAGGCCGGCGTCGTTGTCACAGCGGCAAGCCCGGCAAAGACGCCGCCCAGCGCTTGAAGGCGTTGATCCCGATGCGAGAGACTCATCGCCTGGGCCGCGTAATAGTCTTCATTCAATACCGCGTGTCGAAAACGGTCGTAATTGCGGGCCACAAAGCGGTATACGGCCTCTTCTTTCTCCTCTTGCGCATTCATACCGTCAGTATGCACATTGCTTTCCCGCTACACTGGGAGGCGCGTTTACCAAATTTCGTCTGAGGAGACAGCCGCCGCGCTCGCATGGGAAGTAAGAAGGGCCTTTGGGTGCGGCGGTTCTTTTCGTATGGATCCCGGACGTAATCCTTTTGGGCCGGCTTAGGCCGGCGCTCCTCTATACTGCGAGGAATGCCCCCTGACTGGAAACAGCAGCTACGCGCACTTGAGCCGGGATGGGATTCATATAAAGGCAAGCCGATCACGGAAGCCGCCATAACAGCCGTAGAGAATGCACTCAAGTGTTTTCAGGAAATGCCGCACATCGTCCCCTGTGGCGACGGCGGCATTCAGATCGAGTGGCATAACCACGGGGTGGATATCGAGATTCAGTTCTCGCCCAACGGCGAACAGAAGCTCGATTGAGGAGATCTGAGAAATGCCCCCTGTGTCGGAAAATAGCTTGCCCGACTGGTATCGGATCGCGCAGAGCCGTCTGAAACGTATCGAAGAACTAGAGGCAAAACTTGCAGAAACAGAAGCCAAGTTCGATCTGGAGCATGAGGCGTACATGGATCTGTTCCATCAGCTTTCCGAATACGAACGTAAGGAACTGGCCCAGCAACTGCCTTCTCGCAAAACTACCGACGACTAAGCCCAACAAAACAAGCCTATTTCCGATAATGCCCATTCTGTGAAAGAGGCGTTTAGCGGCGTGGATTTCCCGGAAATAGATAGCGCGCCACGATGGCGATCAGGCCCAGGATTCCGGTGGCGGTCCCGGCGATCAAAGAGATCACTACCGGGTCGCCGAGATGAAAACCCCGGAACTGAAATCCGTCGATCAGAATGACAACCACGATAAAGGCGAGCCAGGTCACCAGCACGAAAAAAATGCGCGAGGCGTATAGCTTGCGTTCGGCAGTATCCTGCCGCATGCTGCGGACGTGTTCGTGCTCCCGGTCGGTTTCGAGCGCCGCTTGCTCTTCTTCGGATTTCTGATCGGGTTGATCACTGACATGTGCGGGACGGGCTTTCAGGATTTCATCCCGTATACGATCGGCATTGCTCTCTGGAGGGTCAGTCGGCTCGGGCACTGACGAAATGTTCTCTTATGACCTGGTCCGGGATGGTCAGCCCCTTGCGTCCTGGATTCTTGTTGTACACCGAAAACCAGGGCGAGTCCGGGGCATGCGTAAGGTTAGAAAGCTGAATGGCGGAAAAACCGCCATAGGCTTCCCAGACTGTATCGAGAAGCGCCTTCGTTTGCTGGTTGATGCCCAGATACGGATAGTCGTCGATCGACGGCGTCACGAACTGATAGGGGTCCAGTTCGCTCGGCGCGAACTCGGTCGCCTTCGTTGTAATCGGGCCACTGCCATATCGCTTGAACTCCTCATACAGCGAGCGTATGACCGGGCCATAAGTCCAGGCCTGGATGAACTCATCTATCAGCGGCCGATTGTAAAAGACCAGATTCCAGGCGTGCGCGTAGTACACCAGCTTCTGGATCTTCATGGGATTCAGAGTTTGCCCGTGGATACGCGCCAGGTCGAGGAAATAGTTGGCGATCGCTTTGGCCGAGTAGGGCATCCGTTCGTGACGCGAGCAGCTATTAGACAGTCCCAAAAAGAACAGGGATGTATAAAATCTGGCAGCCTGAAAAGCTGCCGCTCACCAGCGCTTCTAGCATAGACCAGGCGCAACGAGCCCGTTTCCCGCTACACTGTTTCTACTACTCCGACACCAAGAGCGGTTCGCGTCCAAACGGGAAAAAGAAAAAGAGTGACTGTTAGGGTGCGGGCCGCTCCGGGTCAATCCCGACCGACGTCGAAGCATGCCTTCGGGCGTCTGGCGGTTCTTGCATGCACCTAGGCCGCCGACAAGGGGGCTAACGGGATGACGTTAAATCCGGAGGGCATCGGGCCTATTCCGCGCGAAAGATTTTTGCAAAGACTCTTCCTGCCACCTGAAAATCTTTGGTCTTGAGCAATCGCGCGAAAGCCCGGATCTTCTCACGGTCTTGCTCGCGTCGAGGAATGTCGGCTGTATCGATAAATGACTTTCTTGTTGGAATCGCTTCGCCAAGACTTTTTTCCAGCGACCGAATCACATACTTCTTTATCGTCGAGCCCTCTTGTTCAACTCGTATTCCGAGCTTCTTTCGGAGTGAAGCGGGCACGCGTATGCATAGATTCATCTCCTCTTTAGAGATTGCCCCGACTTGATCTTCGGGCTTTTGTGATGGCGCGCTCACTCATAAAAAAAGGTATCAATGCATTCAAGCATGCAACATTGTTGCATTAAAGCATGCTACAACTGGGGATTTAGTACTAGGTCTCAAGCCCTCTAGGACCCAGTACCCTCCTTCCCTGCCATAAGCCCGTATTTCATTGAAATGACAACCGCTTTCCAAACAAAAACGCTTTGCAACGTGCTTCGTAATGCAAGTGTAATTACGTGGTTCTCGAAACAAGGCAAGGGCTTGTGAGACAAAAAACTCTTGCATCCAGAGGTCAATCGGAGCTAAATTCGCCATTGTCAGTTTTACTGGTACGCACCTCCCTCGGTACTAGGACCGACGTCGAATTCGCTCAGGGAAATTCGTAAAACGATATGGCTGTGCCCGTGGTGTCTCCGTTGCCTGCGAACGAACGATCTGGCGAGTCTGCGCGACATGATCGATTCGCTCACCTCGCACGAGCAGATTGACTTGTGGACCGAGCGGGCGCTGGATGTAGGGATTGATCCGTGGTGAGGGAGTTCTAAGAAAGGAAGTACGAGCATGGCCGCGAGCGAGGTTCGGTTGAAGAAAGTATCGCAAACGCAGGAATGCGCCGCTATGCCCCTGACGATCGAGGAAGTGTTCCGGCGTACCATTCGCGACGAATTCGAGCGGCTGCACGTCGTCCAGCGCGTGCTGGTGGATATCGATGAGGTATCCGAGATGTACGGCATGAGCGTGGGCGGAGTGCGCAACCTGGTGGCAGAAGGCAAACTGACGCCGGTGGACGGCCTGGACAGCCGTTTGCGCTTCGACATCAACGAAGTGCTGGCGCTGGTGAAGAAAAAGAAGAAGTGATTTGAGTTTGTGTCGTAATTTTGGCGTAATTACTGGTATAATTATGCTATGCCGCCCAAGCCTGGAACTCCCAAGCGCCCACATGGCGCCGGATCGTTAGTTCGCCGTCCAAACAACCGATGGAAGCTGCATTATCAGAAGGAAAACGGCGAATACCACACCGAGACGATCACAGCCGAAACGCAAGAGCATGCCGAACGCGAACTTTTTCTCCGTACACTTCCACGGCGGCGCCGCTTGCTTGCGCGCGGCCGCGTCGATACTCAACAGCAATGGCAGGAATTGCTGCGCGAGCTGATGCACACCGCCGAGGCAGCGCTCGCCGATGCGGAGAAGAATGTATGAGCAGGCCCAAGCGCTCGCACGGCGACGGCACGGTCCGCGAAACCAAAACCGGCTGGCAGTGCGAATACCGGCGACAATGCCAAACCTTTTCCAAGAGGGACTATCCCGCTAAGAATCGCGAGGAGCTTTTACGAAACCGCGCCTTCCGCAAAACATACCAGCAATGGCGCGACGAACTGGACGCGAAGGCGGAGCGCGGTCCAGTTGTTACCATGAGCCAGCTCTTTGACAAATACCTGGCGCAGCTTCTAATCAACAAGCGCAGTGTATACATCGAGCAATTGCGCGTGGAGAAATACCTCCGTCCGCGCCTCGGGCATTTGGACGGCTCGAAATTCAACTTGCAGCATGTGGGCGATTACGTTATGGGCCGCAAGCAGGAAAAGACCCGGACCGGCGAATACACGAGCAATGGAACGATCAACCGGGAACTGTCGATTATCACCAGTTCACTACGCCTGCTGTGGCCGGAGCCGCGCCTTCTGTTTATCAAAAAGTTGGACGAGTCCGACCGCATCCGGCAGGGCATCGTCGGCATGGAAGATTATCAACTTCTCCTGCGCGAACTGGAGGACTACCAAAAGCCGGTCTGGTGTTTCAGTTATTACACTGGCGTCCGCCGGGGCCAGCTACTCAAGCTGCGACGGGAATGGACCAAGGACTGGGAGACGACGGGGATCCTTGAAGTACCGGGCTGGTTTCAAGGCGAGCGTATGACGAAGAATGGTAAACCGCATCCTGTGCCGATCTATTCCCAGGCGATGCGGGAAATGCTGAAATGGGCGCTCCAGATTGGCGACCCGGCTTGTCCCTATCTGTTCCAGCGCGGAGGAAAGCGCATCAGCAAATCTACATTTAGCCACGCCTTTAAACGTGTCGCCCGGCGCGTCGGCCGCGACTGGATAGTATTCCATGATTTACGCCGCACCGCCGTAACCAATATGGATGAGGCCGGAATTCCGCCTAAAGAAGCTATGGCCGTCGCAGGCATGCTCACCATGAGCATCTATGAGCGTTACAACATTCGTACCTCTGCCACGGCCAGAAAGAGCGTCCGGGCTACTGGAGAGCAGATGGCGCCGTGGCATGAAAAAAATTTTTCGGGCGCGGATTACGAGAAGATTACGAGACAGAATCCGGCGCCACTCGCGCCAGGATTGGACGATGGCACCAAACCTAACTAAAGAAAGGAGTTGTTGGTGCGGATGGGGAGACTTGAACTCCCACGCCCATTACAGGCGCTGGAACCTAAATCCAGTGTCTATGTGTTTCCCTAGGATCGAATACAGCCTAAGTGCTTGATATTTTGTTTGGCTGATTGCACAGAAACACACAACTGTATACACGGATTACGAGAAGATTACGAGACGCCGATTTGCATCCCGATTCATTCCGCAGTAAAACACAACTTCATGACCGCGCTTCGCTCCGACTCATCCCTCACCCGCAAAACCTCCGTCCTTGTCCAATCCAAGCCGCTGGTCGTGACGCTCCACGACCGCTATCTGGAGATCCGGCGCGCCGGCGCGCGAGAGGCCTTCTCTGTGAGCTACGAGGGGCTGTATTTGCACGCGGCGCAGCGGGCGGCCGAGAAGATCCGGGCCGAGCGACAAGCCCAACGCAGAGCGGGAAAAGCGCGTAAGGAGCGTGCGGCGTGAGCAGGAAAGACCCACGGACACGCGAAGAGTGGCAACTGGCTGTCGATGCAGCCTGCGCCTTGCGGCTGATTGCCGATTGCAAGATGTATGGGCTCATTGCGGGTGGTCCGACGATCGACGTCGGGCGTTGCGACGACATTCTCGATCGCGGCAAAGCGCACGGTATTCATCCCTCCAAGCCACAGGCAGATCTTGCCATCGCGATCATCGCCGCTATCAATGAAGAAGCTGCGGAGAAAGTCGAAACCTGATGCAAACCAAACTTCTCCGTTGCGACGTCTGCGGGATCACGCACGAAGGACCGGCCGAAGATTGGTACGCGCTGCATTTCGGAGTTTCGTCGCCCTGCGTGCTGGTCGAGCCGAGTGAAACTGACTCGCAGCGGCTGGGCGAAAAGCACGCCTGCAGCCGGAAATGCCTGATCAAGCTGGTCGTCGATTGGGCCGATAGCTGGCGCGCGAAGCGGGAGAAGGAGGCAAAGATATGCGTCGAAATGAATTGACGGCCGCAAGTCCGGTCGAAAAACGGGAAGCGACCTTCACGCCGGGTCCGTGGGCCGTCGTTGCTGATACCGATAGCGGCTGCCTGATTGGTGAGACAGAATTCTGGTTTATCGTGGCACCGGAATCGGGCATTGCTTCGGATGAGCAAGATGACGCGAACGCGCGCCTGATTGCCGCGGCGCCGGAGCTATACGAGGCGCTGCGTTTCGTTGAAGCGATTACCACTGAAGAATTGTCGTTCGCGAAGGTAGGAACCGGCGCGGAAGTTGCTCTGCGCCATGCGAACCGCAAAGCCAGAGAGGCGCTGGCGAAAGCGGAGGGCCGATGAGCGACGTAGACCAACTGATGGACTTTGCTCGGCGCGGCCTGGCCGCGCAGCAGGCTGCGGACGACGTCATTTCGGAGGCAGAAGGCAGGCGCGAGGAACAAAGCGGTAGGAAAGGAGGGTGCGAGTCTTCGGAGCAAACTTCGCGCTTGCTTGCGCTCGAAGACCGCGTATTCGATCTGCTCTGGCGCGCTGCGAAAGAGATCCGGCCGTGCAAGGCCTGCGGCGTCACCCTCTACTTCATCGAGCATGCCAGCGGTAAGATCGCGCCGTACACGGCGGATGCGGTGAATCACTTCGCGAATTGCCCGGAAGCGAAGCAGTTTCGGAGGAAGGCGTGAAGGCACTCAAAGCGCCCTTCCCTTGGTTTGGTGGCAAGGCGCGAGTTGCGCATCTCATCTGGGAACGTTTCGGTGACGTTCCGAATTATGTCGAACCCTTCGCCGGCAGCCTGGCTGTTTTGCTCTCGCGACCAGGTGGCCCGGGCCGCAATGAAACGGTCAACGACAAAGACTGCTACCTTGCCAATTTCTGGCGGGCTCTTCAGTATGATCCCGAAACTCTTGCGCACCATGCTGACTGGCCGGTAAATGAGGCCGATCTACATGCGCGTCATCGCTGGCTCGTTGCGCAGTCGGAATTCCGCGAGCGGATGATCGGGGATCCGGAATTTTTTGACGCAAAGATCGCGGGCTGGTGGGTTTGGGGCGTTTCGCTATGGATTGGATCCGGCTGGTGTGTGCGTCCGGACTGGACTGGACGAAGTTCTTGTGAGCGATCGCATCGCGGAATCCATGCAGAAAACTGGTGGAAGCGTCCAAATTTGAAGCGTGGAGGCTGCGGAATTCATCGAGCGGCCAAGCTGCCCTTGCAAAAGCCGGATATCAGCGGCGACGGCGGGGCAAGCGGTCGCGGCATCCATGCCCTCTACGCGTCGGATATTCACAGCTATTTCATGGCATTGGCAGCGAGGCTCCGACGAACGCGCGTCTGTTGTGGCGACTGGTTGCGAGTTCTAGGTCCGTCCCCGACGACAAAGATCGGACTTACAGGTATTTTTCTGGATCCGCCCTATTCGGCCGATCGACAAGACTGTTACGCCGAAGAGGATCGCCACATTGCAGCGGATGTTCGGAATTGGGCGATCGTCCACGGTTCGGACCCAATGCTACGGATTGCACTCTGCGGCTACGAAGGCGAGCACGAAATGCCGGTGAATTGGCAATGTGTTGCATGGCGAGCGAACGGCGGCTACGCGAACCAGCAAAGTGGCGAAACGCGGGGGCGTACGAATGCCGCCCGTGAGCGCATCTGGTTCAGCCCGCACTGCCGGCAGATTGGGCTGTTTGAGTGGGCAGACCTGGCTTCGGTCTCAGCTTGAGGAAATCCGTATGGCGTATCCCCATCGTCCCGCTTTCCAGTTCTACAACGGCGATTGGTTCAAGGATCCGCGGGTGCGCATGTGCAAGCCGGCGACGCGGGGCATCTGGTTCGACTTGATCTGCGCCATGGAGGAGCTTGCGGACGAGGGCTCAATCACTGGAACGATTCTGGAACTGGCCCGCATTTGCGCCGCGACGCCCGAAGAAGTCCGCTCGGCAATCGATGAACTAAACGAGAAGAAAACAGCCGACGTAACGGAGCGTAACGGCAAAATAACGCTCGTTTGCCGCCGCATTCAGCGTGAAGCTCGAACTGCGCAAGATAATGCAAACAGGCAACATAGATGGCGGGAACGGAAGCGCACGACGGAACAGGCAACTCCCGTAACGCCTGTGTTACGCGAGAATAACGCTCCTTCTTCATCTTCTACTTCGGTATATACAGCAGCAGCTTCGGCTGCTGCTGCTAGCGCGCGCGAGGAGCGCTCTCCGCAGGCCGTGCAACCCGCGGCGCAGGGGCAAGCAGCCGCCGCAGCCGCCGGGGCGTCGCGTTTCGCGCAAAATTTCCCGAAAACGGAGAGGCTCGTCCGCGAGGCATTCCCCGGAACCGACAGCGAGCTGGTCCGGCAGATCGTCGAACGCGCCCGCCAGGTGAAACCGGACGCCGATGACGGCGAAATCTCGGACGCGGTGCTCGCCACGCACAAGGGCAAACTGCAGCGATCCGCTGCACTTTGGCGCGAGACGGTGCCGGCGTATCTCGAAACGCGCTGTCGCGGGCAACCCGCCGGCCTGGTGAACGGCACTGGTCCGCCGGATCGCGCAGGCGAAGTGTGCCCGGAGTGCGGCGGAACGGGCGAAATTTTCAACCCGGAATGCGAGCAGGTGCCGAATTCGGTCTGGCTCGATTGGCCGCCTGAGCGGCAGTTCTTACCCTGTCCGCGTTGCCGCGGTGCGCCGCGCAAACCGCCGCGCCAGGCTGAAAATCCGAGTGCGCTTCTGGAGGCGAAGCATGGCTGAAACGACCGAAGTGCAGGTCGATCCCGCGGCCTTGCGTCGCGCCCGCCAGCCGATGGTGGTCACGGCGAAGACTTGGCCGGCGCGCGCGAGAGCCGCAAAATTCTGCGCCTATACCGGCCCGCTCTCTCTTTCCACGGCGATTCAAGCCGACGGCATTTCGCGAGAAGAGGCGCGCCGGAGAGTCACAGAATGGGAAGAGGCTACCGGGCAGACGTTCCGCGTGGTGGAACCGGAGAGGGTGGCGGTGAAGCCGAAGCCGGCCTCGACGGAAACGGTGGTGGCCGCCGTGGAGAAGGCCTCATGACCGAGCCATTGTTGTGGAAGCTTCTGGGTCTCGCCTGCAGCTTCGTATTGGGCTACTTGATTTCTACAGCGGTTTTCTGCGTCGTGCGCCTAGTGTGCCTCTGGAACGAGATCGAAGTTGGAGTAAAAGACCTTCGAGTCGAAAGCAGGGTTATCGAAGGCCAAATCAGAAGCATACAGGCCGAGATCCAAGCCTTACGATGTGATCTCGCCGATACCTCCGAACGATTGGGGCCTGAGGCTCCGCGAAAGGCGTGGCTGCAATGACGACGCCCGCTCTGCGCACTGCGTTCGTCCACTGCCGGCGCGTGAACGGCTCGATCGGCTCGTGTCCGGCGGGCGACGGACTGAACAGGGACTTGCAACCGATACTGGATTCAGAACTTGAGAGTTCGAGATCTTGTCTCAGTTGTTCTCCCACTGAGCGGGGCTTTGCAACCTTTCGTTCTCATTGAACTCCTCGCAGCGATTTTGGTCTCAGTTCTTTTCCCACTGAGCAGGGCTTTGCAACCAATTTGGATCAGGGTGGATTTCTGTTTACTGCTCAGTCTCAGTTCTTTTCCCACTGAGCAGGGCTTTGCAACCGTGGACAAGCGCAAACAGCTTTGGTTCATCGGGAGTCTCAGTTCTTTTCCCACTGAGCAGGGCTTTGCAACCCACTTCAAAGACATTGTGCACGAGAATTAGCAGTGTCTCAGTTCTTTTCCCACTGAGCAGGGCTTTGCAACCATGCGCGCCAAGCATCCCCGCATCTCGCATGTGCTGTCTCAGTTCTTTTCCCACTGAGCAGGGCTTTGCAACAGTGGCGTTTACCGCCGTGGGCGAATCGAGGATCAATGTCTCAGTTCTTTTCCCACTGAGCAGGGCTTTGCAACACGACGCGAGATGATCAAACTCGGTCGTTGAAACGACGTCTCAGTTCTTTTCCCACTGAGCAGGGCTTTGCAACAACTTCCGGCGGCGGGTGCAGTGGGTTTTTGTACGGTCTCAGTTCTTTTCCCACTGAGCAGGGCTTTGCAACCATGCGCGCCATGCTGCCCTGGGAAGTGCAAGAGCGGGTCTCAGTTCTTTTCCCACTGAGCAGGGCTTTGCAACGCGGTATTCCGCGCATGTAACATTGAGGAAATCCTGTCTCAGTTCTTTTCCCACTGAGCAGGGCTTTGCAACGGTCGCATCCCGGAAAACGGATTCTAACCACATGCCATGTCTCAGTTCTTTTCCCACTGAGCAGGGCTTTGCAACGAAACCAGTGCCCGCGCTTGATAGCGGCAATCGTTCGTCTCAGTTCTTTTCCCACTGAGCAGGGCTTTGCAACCAATAAACGAGTCCCGAAATCTTCGGCAGCAGGCATGTCTCAGTTCTTTTCCCACTGAGCAGGGCTTTGCAACGCCAAGCAGGGCTGATTAAGTGTCCTTCGCGCATCCAGTCTCAGTTCTTTTCCCACTGAGCAGGGCTTTGCAACTGCTTCATAAACTATACTATCGAAGGCTTTTACCCGTTGCCGATTCACTCGAAACGCGAAGATCACGCTTTTGCTTCCAATACCGGCCGATCTGCGAACTCACGCAATAAGTTCTGCGCTGCATTGTAGTCCTGATCCCAGACGCTCTGGCACAGGTCGCATCTATGTATCACGGATTCCGCCGCATCCCAGCGTGCCGTATTCCCGCAGACATGGCACCGCTGTGTAGTCAGTCGAGCCTCCCTCTTTTCAATTTGCGTGCCTTCGCGTGCCGCCGTATTCTCTAGCGTCGTTCGCAGTTCGGAGATCGATGCAATTTGCCGATAGCGTGCTGCTCTCGTTTCAACCGCTTCTTCTTTGGCCTCGGGCTGCGCGTGCTCGGCTACTCGCCGCAGATCGAATTCTTCTAAGATAATCCGGTCGTAATGACCCGCTATCTGCGCGGCAAAATTCCGGTAAATATATCGGCGGCGCTTGACGACTTGATCCTGAAGATTGGCTGCCCATTGGTACAAATGCATCTGCTTGCGCCTCCAGTTCTCCAGTTCCACGTCCGCAAGGCCTGCCTCCTTCGCTTTCCGCGCCCAGCCATAGAGCCGTCCCGGTGAACGCCACTGCGCGATCGTTGCGAGTTCCTGCCGCAATTCCTCGGTCGGTACAGCTAGTTCTTCATGCCCAACCCGATCAATCAAATATGCCTTTATCTCCTCGAATTTCTTATCGATCGTCGATTGCAGGGTGCGGACTCGTTCAAACTCCCATAACACCGAATGTGACAGTCTCAAGCTGCCATGCTGGCCCTCCGCGTCGGCCCAATAGGCCACGCGCAATTCTGGTTTCTTTTCGTCGCTTGGAACCAGGCGCCACCCGACGTCAATCGCACACACACGTTCGCCCGCTTTGGGTTCGACATCGACCAAATCGTTTACGGTAATCAGCAACTTGTATCGCGGGCGCCCGGCCACCACTTCTCGCTTGATCGCGGCTGCACGCACGATTCCATCTTCTGGCAGAGGGCGATGCAGGACGACGGGCAAGCGAAACCAAATGGGAGCGCGGCGGAGGCTACCCACGCGTAGGGCGACCTCATGACGTGCCTTTGGGTTTTTCCGTCCTGTCGCTCGGATCTCTTCCTCACTCAGGGCACGTAGCTGCAAGCGTGTATCCTCGCCGAAGACCTTCTCGACAGGCAGTCCCGTTTGATAGCGTATGGAAACCTTTCCTTCCCCGCGAAACGCATGAAACCGCAACCCCGTCCGGCTGCGCTGCCGTGCCGTATCGTAGCTTGCCAAAACATCATCGTAATTACACCAATACAACTCTGCCGCATGGGTTGCTTGTTTCATGGCTGTAACGCGCTGTTGGTTTAACTCGGTGAGCTGAGATTTGCGCTCCGCTACCCGTTCTTTGCGTTTGGCCTTGGCGATGGCGATGGACCCGTTCAATTGCACTTTTGTGGCTGCGATCTCAGTTTTCAGCTCGCTCACGTCCACTTTGGTGGACCGCGCGGCTTGGCGCTTCTGTTTGATGGCCGTGCGCAAATCTTGCAAGGTTTCGAGGGCTTGGGTCACGGGAGCCTGCTCTTCCGGCTCACTCAAGAGTTCTGCTGCCTTTTGGCGATGTGTCGTTTCGACCTCAACCAAGGCGTTCCACAGCCGGTTGCGCCGCCGCATTTGTTCCATTGCTTCTGCTTCGCCAGCGATAGGGCGAAGGCAACCATATTCATAGACGCGTATCATAGTCAGGCCGTCCCCGCAGCTTGCCGCTTACGAAATCTGCGCACCGTTGCGCGGTTCTTGCATTTCGCGCACTCGCCGCACGTGCAGCTCGGTGCTCGCCCGCCGCGCTTATGCTTGCGCAGCGCGGCCAGGGCGCGGGCGATCTCACTCTTCTCCGTCTTCGTCATGGCCGTTATCTCCGTCGCCGTCCCTCTGTTCCAGATCGCGCAGCCGCGCTTCGTGATCGAAGAGCATGACCCGCGCAATCCGCGTAAAGATGCGAATCTCGCGGCTGAGCTTCTTTAATTCCTGATCGGTCTTCTGCTGCGCGTGAAGCAGATGCTCGACGCTCTCGGCCAGCGCCTCATGACGCTCGACCAGTTTTTCCAGTCGTTCGTCGATCGTCATAACGACTGGCACACTTCGAGATCGGATTTGGTCATCGCTCCACCTCAATCGTCGCCTCTGCCCGTACGTCTTGTTGTTCTGTGTCGCGCCAGGCGATTGCTCCAAACAGGTCTTCAGCGTCGCGCTTCGCGCTCGCGACCGAGCCCGCATTGCGCGTGCTCATGAACAACCTTCGTCCGTCCGAGGCGATGAGCTTGCAGCGATACCGGCCGGATTTGTGCAACTCGCTCATGCGGTCGCGCTCGATCGAGAGGTGGATAGTCATAAGCGCTGAGGTCTTTTAATCCAGCTTGATATGCGCCTTGATTTTAAAGATCTGTTCGCTCCAGCGCGTCATGTCGCCTTGGATCACTTCGAGTGTGTGTTCGATGCGATCCAGGCGGCGGTTTGTTTCCTTACCGCCCGCGACGTAAGCAAAAATTGCTCCGCCTAGCACCAACACAGCCGAAATCACCACTCCGCACGCCGCGATGATAGCGATCAGCACGTTGTCAGTCATTAGCGCTCTTGCTCGCCAACTGTGGCGGCCCAGGCGTCCAGACCCGCTTTTACCGCTTCGTGAAAGTCCCAGCCGCTCGCGAGGGAATCGAACTTTGCACCGCGCCGCAAATCGCGGCCGTCCAGCTCGGCAGCGATTGCTTCGTCCGTTTTCTCGTCGGTCAGTGCGTTGAAATCGGGGTGTTCGTCGTACCACTCGTTCTTCGCTGCGACTTCTGCATCGCATACCTTCGCTTGATCGTCATCGAAGCGCTGCTCGCCTACAGCGAAGTACCAGCCGTCCTCGTCTTGCGCCGCCCAGGCAAGCGAGCCGTTCTCCATTTCCCGCAGCGTCTCTTCCGCCTCTTCCAGCGTCTCATTCCATGAACGCAATGCGATGTCGTTCGTCTCACGTGACGCGCCTTGTCTGCATTCCTCGATCAGATCGATCAATTCCTGCTTCGCAATGCGATTCCAGCGCTCCGCATCCGGAGCTGCTTTGTACTCTCGAATCATCTGTGCCATTTGTTATCTCCTTCTCCAAGGGGAGAGCGTTTGCTCGCTCTCTCTGTTTATAGATTACAACAGCGCAGTAGTCATCGCAACTAGGAAAATCTATAGCATTGGTGCAAGCACGGTGTTTCACGCTCGTCCGCTTTCGTGTATGCTGTTGATAATTCAGCCCGGCGAGCGCACGCCGTAAAACCAATGCGTGTCCTGTAGCGTTTCTACCCCTGTTTCAAAATTCGAAAATCCGGCTGTTTCGTGACGGCGAATATGTCGGCGTGCGCACCCGCTCGACGATTGAGGCTCTCTATGCGCGCGGCCTCGTCACGCTCGAACACAACGCCAAGGGCGCCATCGTGGCCGCTCACGAGCGCCATCTGCGGAAGCTCGATTCTGTTGACAGAATCCAGCTAGCAGGAAATGGTCACGGTTCGTCCTCAGGTCATCTTGCTCCTACCCGCTATTCCTTCGAAGACACTTCGATCGAAGGCCGTCCCTGGGACCTGAAGCGGCTGAACGGCAAGCGCAGCGGGCTGCATTACGCCCCACCAGAAGTGCAACCGATCTTTCTGCGCGTGGTGCTGGAATGCCTGGCGTAACCATTGACCACGACGTAGGCTTGAAGCTCAAGATCAAATGCCTTGAGGGCACCTGGCGCGTGATTCTGCCGGTGACACACCCGAACTGGGTCGACATCGCGCGGATTCCACATGCCAGCTACCGCGAGGCGCTGGAGGCGGCCCGAATGTGGGCGGAGGCGATCGAGCGGAAAGCCCTCTCGGCATGAAGCAGAAACGGTCCAAAAAGCTCACCGAAAAGCAAAAATTGTTCGTCGCAGAGTATTTGGTCGATCTGAACGCGACAAAGGCTGCTGTTCGAGCAGGTTACACAGAAAAGACCGCACGCATTCACAGCTCGAAAATGTTAGCAAATGCTAACATTCAGCAGCTCATTTCCGAGAGCCTCCGCAAACGCACGGACAAGCTCGAAATCACCTCCGAACGCATCCTTTCCGAACTCGCCTACATGGGCTTTTCGAACATGCTCGACTACATCGGCACAACCGAGTTCGGTGACGCGTATGTGGATCTCTCCAGCCTGACCCGCGAGCAAGCCAAGGCGATTCAGGAAATCACGGTAGAGGCCTACACGGAAGGACGCGGCGAAGACGCGCGGGAAATCAAACGGACCAAGTTCAAGTTGGCGGACAAGCGCGGATCGCTGGAACTCCTGGGTAAGCATCTGAAGCTCTTCACCGACCGGCACGAGCACCACTTGGATCTGGATGAACTCTCCGATAATCAGCTCCTCGACCTGCTCGCCCGCCTCGAGGGCCAGAGTCGCCGATTGGCTCTACTCCGAGATTCTGGCGCGGCGCGCACGGCAGGCGGAGCGGAAGCGCTACAGTGACTCGCTCGCCCGCTATGTGGAAGCTGCCTGGCCGCTGCTCGAACCCGTCACGCCGCTCATCGCCGGCCGCCATCTCGACGCGCTATGCGAATATCTGACCGCCGTCACACTGGGCCAAATCCGTCGGCTGATCATCAACATCATGCCGCGGGTCGGCAAGTCGAGCGCGGTTTCCGTGCTGTGGCCCACCTGGGAGTGGGCGCGCGACCAGGCCACCTCCCGTTGGATGTTCGCCACCTATGCGGCCGATTTGAGCGTCCGGGATTCGGTGCGGCGCAGAAACGTCATTCAATCGGAATGGTTCCGCGGGTATTGGGGCGTGGATGTCCAGCTTTCGGCCGACGTGAATTTGAAGGACGAGTATGTCTCGACACATGCCGGCTCGATGTTCTCCACCTGGATCGGGGGCGGTACCGGCCGCGGCGGCAAGCGCCTGGTCATCGACGATCCGCATTCCCCGAAAAAAGCCTTGTCTGATGCCGAACGCGAAACGGCGGTCACCTACATTCGCAACGTGCTGATTTCGAGACTCGATAATCCGGCGACCGATTCGATCGTCATGATCATGCAGCGGCTGCATGAGAACGACGCCACGGGCGAGCTGCTGGCGGACGGCGGCTGGACGCATCTCGACCTGCAAGCCGAGGCGGAGGACCGCACCATCATTTCGATGCCGCTGTCCGGTGTCGATTGGATCCGGGAAAAAGGGGATCTGCTCGAGCCGGTCCGCTTTCCGAAGGAAGTTCTCGGGAATCTGCAGCGTGAAATGGGCTCGGCTGCGTATTCCGGCCAATACCAGCAACGGCCGGCGCCGAAGTCGGGCATCCTGTTCCAGCCGGGCTGGTGGCAGTTTTATAAAACCGCTCCCGCCTTCGACTTTGTTGTTCTCAGCGTCGATTGCGCGTTTAAAGACTACAAAACGAGTGACTACGTCTCCCTCGAGGTGATTGGCTTTGTGGGCCCCAAAGCTTACCTCATCGAGAAGAAAACTGAACATCTCGGCTACTCGGCGACCAAAGCGGCGATCCGCTCGATACGAGCGGACGATAAACGCATCTCACACATTCTGATCGAGGATGCAGCGAACGGGCCGGCCGTGATCGAAGAACTGTCACGCGAGATCCCGGGCATCATTGCGCTGAAGCCGGAGGGCGGCAAAGTGGCGCGTGCGCAGGCCGCGACGGCCGATGTGGAAGCCGGCAATGTTTATTTGCCGGAGAACAAAGCCTGGACTCATCAATGGGTCACGCTTTTCAGTAAGTTCCCGAACGTGAAGAACGACGACGACGTGGACGCCTTCAGCCAGGCCATGAACTGGCGCCGCAAACGGACGCTGCCGAAAGTCTACCGCTTGTATAGCAAGAGCCCCAGCGAAGAAACCGAATGAAGCAGGGCCGTCCCATCACCTGGAAGGATCGCGCCAAATTTGCTTGGCGGATCCTAACGAAATCCTCTGCGATCGCGCCTTATATTGCGCGCATGTATGGCAACCGGGCGGTCTGGACGGGAGGCGACTACACTTCACTCGTACAAGCGGGTTTTGTGCGCTGCGGTGATGTCTATTCCTGCATCACCACCATCCTGATTGCCGGCCGGCAATTGCGGATCGGTCTCTATCAGGGAACCGAAGACGACAACGAGGAGCTGACCGGTTCAAATTTTCCATTGGCGCAATTGATGCGGCGGCCGAACCCCGCGCAATCGCTGGGGGACCTGCTCGAATACACGGTGGGCTATCTGCTCTGCGGCGGCAATTGTTTCCTCGAAGCCGTACGTCCCTTCACTAGCCGGCCGCCGAATGAACTCTACACGCATCGGCCCGATCTCATCCAGGTTTACCTGACAAACGATGTCGCGACTTCGTCCACACTCATCGATCACTATGGTTTGATTGGAACGCAGATTCGCTGGTCTCCCGAAGACATGGGCCACGCGAAGCTATTCAATCCGCTTGAGCCCTGGTACGGCATGTCGCCGCTGCGGGCCGCCGCCTATGGGATTGACACGATCAATGAATCGAAACACGTCCAAAAATCTCTTTTACAAAACTCGGGACGCCCGCCGGGCATTCTGCAAGCCAAGGCGGATCTGACGCCCGAGCAGCAGGATCAGCTCAAACGCGACCTGCGCGATGAGTATATGGGGAGCGCCGCCGCCGGCACGCCCATGGTGGTGAGTGGAGATTTTTCCTGGCTGGGCCAGGCGTTTTCGCCCGAGCAGATGCAGGCGCTCGAACTGCGGGGCCTCGAAAAGCGTGACATCGCCGCTATCTTGCATGTACCGCCCGAGCTGGTCGGCGATACGCAAAACAAGACCTACAGCAATTACCAAGAGGCGCGGAAGGGTCTCTATACCGAAGCGGTCCTGCCGCTGTGGGATCTCGTGTGCGGATTCCTGACGCTGTGGCTCTGCCCGCAATTTGGAGAGAATCTTTTCCTGGCGGTCGATCGGGATTCGGTCGACGCCCTGCAGGAAGATCGCGAAAAGACCTGGAACAGGGTCTTCGGAGCCGTCGATCGCGGTCTCATCGATCGGGATGAAGGACGGCTTGAACTCGGCTATGCAAAGCGCACAGAGAAAATTGCCGGCCAATTGACCGTAGGCGCGGGGACGGTCTTGCTCGAGGAACTGGCGCTGCCGCCGGACCAGCCGCCGATGGAAGGCGTACCGCCGCCCCAGTTGTTGAACGGGAAACCGGTCGCGGCCGTGCAATGATGCTGGTGACAGACTGGAGCGCCATCGCCGCCGCGGCCTACGAAGCCTACGGTCAAGTGACCGATCACAAGAACTATCAGCAATTGCCGATGCCCGAGTGGGAACAGTTGCCGCCGCGGATCCAGGAAGCCTGGCAGGAAGCGGTGAAGGAAGCCGTACGTCTGGTCCAGGAAGCGGAGCCGAAGAATGACTAGCCTGCGTACGGGTCGGGCCCGGGGCCGCTACTGGCAACAGATCGATCGCCGGCGTAAGGTCTGGGTACACCGCGGAGCTGCCAAAGCCGCTGAGCGCTTTGGGCAGGAAGGCCAGTATGTAACGTATGTTTTTTATCGGGCGGGCGTCGAGGCAGCCTTGACGGCGGTCACAGCACATGCGCCGCAATGGCTCGACTATTACGCCAAGCTCTATCACGGTGTCGCGGGCGAGTTCGGCGAACACATTCTGGGTCAGATCGAGGCCGCAAAGTCACACTCGAAAAGCGTCAGTGACCTGTTTCGCTCGGCAGTAAATAGCTGGCTGGTCCGGCACGGAGCGCGGCGCGTGAACGATTTGACAGCTACCAGCCGGGAGGTACTGGCGAACGATCTGGCGCAGGGAACCGCGGCGAACGAAAGCATCCCGCAGCTCGCCGGCCGGATTCAGGGCCGCTACAACGATTGGTCCCAAACGCGGGCGCGCACGATTGCCCGCACGGAAGTGATCGCGGCTTCGAATCTGGGTAGCTATGAAGCCGCGCGGGCCTCCGGGATCCCGCTCGATAAGGTTTGGGTGGCGACCAACGACGATCGGACACGGCCGGCGCATGCGGCCGCCGACGGCCAGAAACAACATCTGGATGAATTCTTTCTCGTCGAGGGCGAGCAGTTGCTGTGGCCGGGGGATAGTTCACATGGAGCGACCCCCGACAATACGATCAACTGCCGGTGTACGGTGGGCTATCAGGCGGCTTGACGTAATTAATAATTATCGGAAGCGGCTATTCGTTCGGACGATTGACGGATTCCGAAAACTGTTGTAACGAGTCCTGTAATTTTTTGAGCAATTGCCGGATAGCGAGGGGACTCTCAGAACCAATCGGCAGATGCAAGGCGGGCTGCAAGGCCAGAATCGTTTCGAGAGACTTCAAAATAATGCGCCATTCGGAAACGGCAAGGACCGCGATGAGTTTTTCGTCACTCGGGGGCATTTCTCAATCCTCGTCGATCTTCACTTCTGCCGGAATCTTTTCAGAATCCAGGTCCAACAGTTGAAGCGTCCCGGCGATCTTCGCGTGCAGATCGAAAGAGCCCACACGATGCAGCGCCATGAGAATCTGGCTCCACTCTCTGAGCGACAGGGGAATATTGATTTTCGTCTCAGGCGGCATCCCTCTGATTATCAGGCTAAATTTTTGATTTGACGGCGCCGCTGTATTTGCTTTTTTGGTCCTGGAGTTTCTAAGACTCGCGTTGTGGTTGCACTGATCATCACGGCGATTCTCATCTTTCTGGTTCTCATATGGGTGCTCTGGAGCTTAGGAAAGTTATGATCCGGCGTCGCTTTCTCTGGCTCTTGTCCGCATGGCCAGCCGAGGCCGGACTACTCGATTGGCGCATTCATGAAATGGCCCGCCATGTGTGCGCGAACGGTCCGGTCATGATGCTGATTGTCACAGGCCGGCTCTGGAGATTGACCGATAGAGAGCGCGAATTCCTAGATCAGGCTGCGCAGGAGATGAACAACCTGGAGAGGCCCGCGGCCGGAAAGCGCTTTCCGGCGAAGGAGTAACACGCGATGCTGCACAAAGCGTTTTGGTTTGAAATCAAACAGACCTCCGACGAAGGAAAGATTCTCGGGTATGCCTCGACGTTTAACAATGTCGACGAGCAAGGGGATGTCGTGCGGCCGGGTGCCTTTCTCGATACGATTGCCGCGACCGGCGGCCAGGTGCCGATGCTCTGGCAACACCGCACCGCCGAGCCGATCGGCAAGACTACATCGCTTCAGGAAAACACCAACGGCCTTCTGATGGAGGGCGAGCTTCTCATGACCCTGCAGCGCGCCCAGGAAGCACTGTTGCTCATCAAAGAAGGCATCGTCAAGGGCCTTTCCATCGGCTACGACCCAACCAAATATGCCTATCTCGAAGACGGAGTCCGGGAACTGCTCGGCATCAAGCTCTATGAGATTTCGCCGGTGACCTTTCCGGCCAACGAACAGGCGCAGATTCTTTCTGCCAAAGATCTGAGAACCATACGGGATTGGGAAAGCTTCTTGCGGGACGCGGGGCTTCCTACTGCCTTGGCCAAAGCGCTACTGGCCGAGGGCTATGGCGGTATTCAAAAGCACACGCGGGACGCTGTGCCGGCGGATATCGCGAAGGCAATTGAAGCGCACTTACTCGACATCAGCATGGAGGCTATCTATGGACTACAGTGAGCTGACCCGACTACTCGATCAGCACAAGCAATCAATCACCACCCAATTAACGGAAACCAAGCAGGCCCTGCAGGAGATCAAGGCCAAGGGTTATCTCGATCCGGAGACAAAGGAGAAGCTCATCAAGCTCGAGGCGAAGGGTGAGGAAATCGGCAACGCCTATAAGGATTTTCGCGAAAAAGACTTCAAGACGCTGCAGGACGAAAACAAGCAGATGCGCAAGGACCTTGACGAGGTTGCGACGCGCTTGAACCGGAAATCGATTCCCGGCGCTCCGGGTTTTGAGGGAATGAAGACCTACGGGGAAGCCTTCACGGACAGTTCGGTCTTCAAGGAATGGCATAAGCGCGGCAAGCAAGGCCCGGTCAGTGTGGAGTTCGCCAAGGGTCATTTCCAAATCGGTGTACCGTTTACGCCCGGAGTGAAAGCCGATGGCACGGCTGGCGGTGGAGTCACTATCACGCCAGGGACTTCCGGGGCGCCGGGGGCTCCGGCACTGCAAGCCGCTCCCGCCTATGGCCCACAACCCGTTCCGTCACTTTTTCCGAGCGGCCAGTGGTTTCCGGTGGCGCCTACGCTCGTGCCCGGTATCCAGCGCCCGCCCGATTGGACACCAACGATGCGCTCGATTATTCCCAGCGCACCCACCTCGAGCGACTCCATCCGCTACTTGCGGGAGAAAGCGCCGTATGATTACTCGACCTACACCGCCGACTATCAGGTCCAGTACGGCGACAAAAAGAAGCTGTCGACGCTCGCCTATGAAGTGATGGCATTGCCCGTCGTCACAATCGCCCACTACATCAAGGTCCCAACCCAAATGCTCGATGATGCTCCCATGCTGGCCGGCGATATCAATAACCGGTTGCTTATCGGCATCGATCGCAAGGAAGACTACGAGATCCTCTACGGCGACGGCGCGGCCGGGCATCTCTACGGCATCGTGCCGCAGGCGACTCCGTTCGACAAAGCCGCCTTTGATGCGGCAGTGACAAACGCCACCGCGATTGACTATTTCGCCGGCATGCTGATGCAGCTCGCCGCCGGGCGTTACGTCGCAACAGCCGCCGTCGTCAGCAACTCCGCCTGGTGGAATATGGCGCTCATGAAAAACGCCATGGGGATGTATATTCTGGGCGGCCCGCAGGCGACCACGCCTCTTTCTCTGTGGGGAACGCGCGTGGTGCTGAACCCGATGATGAATCCGGGCAGCGCCCTGGTCGGTGACTTCGCAACCGGCGCCGAGATCTTCGACCGCATGACGGCGAATATCCAGGTCGCGAATCAAAACGAGGACGACTTCATTCGAAACCTGGTCACCATCCGCGCCGAAGAGCGGCTGGCATTGGCGGTCTTTCTGCCCGACGCTTTTGTGTATAACGCCGGCCTCTCCTCGCAGACGGTTTCAGCCTTTGGGCAGCAACTACCCAAGCCACCGCACGCCGATCACGAATCCGATGCCTCACGCACAGCGGAACCGGCGAAGCCAACAAGAAAATAACTTACGTCGCATAGACGAAGAGGGCGGAGCTGTATGAAAAAACCTCCAAAACGAACCATCTCGCTCCGCCCTTCTTTCTCGGAAAGGAACGCCATGAAAACCGATTACACAAACAAGGGAAACGCGCCGCACGAAACAAAGCAGCCGAAGCCGGATCCCAAACCCGAACCAAAACCCGAGCCCGAACCGAAACCCGAAAAGGAACCCGATGCTCCAGGACGTGAAGGTGACGACGCCGGCGGCGATCCCGCTGACGCTGGACGATCTGAAACTGAACGCGCGGGTGAACGGCCAGCCGGACGCGACGCTGTTAACCGATAAGGCCGCGGCGGCGGTGGCTGCATGCGAGCGGTATACCTCGCGGCCTCCCTATCGCCAATCCTACGAGGCCTTCTACGACTGTGATGCGCAGGAGCGCATTTTGAAGGTTCCACGCTGGCCGCTGACGAAAATCCTCGCCTTTGAGCTGCAAGCGAGCGATGGAACCTGGAGCCAAATGGCTTCCGGAACGTATCAACTCCTGGGCGCGCGCATCTATCTTTACCCCAGCGGCCTGGCGCTCAATGATGCTTTTATCCGCAACCTGACGCCCTTTGATCTGAGTTACCGCGATGGCGGATTGGCGGAGGGAAGCCAGGCGCATTTCTACTACCGGATTCAGTTTGAAGCGGGCTATGACCAGATCGAGAACCCCATGCCCGGTAACATGCTGCAGGGCATTTATCAATTGACGAGCTGGCTCTATGACCACCGCGACGGCGAGGCCTCGGATCCGAGTCCCGAGAATGTGGTGAATAATCTGCCGCCCACGGTGCGGACGCTCTGGTATCCGCTGCGCGTGCAATGGCTCTGAAGGGACAGTTAACGGGAGACGAACGGGCTGCTGTGCAAGCCCTGCGCGACGTTGCGGACGGGAGGATCTCCTACCGCGAAGGAAAACGCCGTTTCGAAGGGAACCCAAGAAAGCTGCTCACGTTATCGGGAGCCATGCGTATTCTCGGCGAGGCTGCTCTCTTGATCGTCGCCTGGCAGAACGCACACTGGTCGGTGGCGACGATTCTGACCCTCGTGACCATTCAAATAGAACTGATGGTGCGGTTTGGCGAGCGTCCTTGAAGCGTCCGAGTTGCGTGATACGGCGGTTTTCTATCAGCGCCAGGCGGTCGATGATGGCGCCGGCGGTCAGGTCGAAACCTGGGCGGAATTTCATCGCGATTGGGCCAAAATTACCCCGCAAGCGCTGCCGGAGCGCTATGCCGGCGAGCAGATGGCGATTGAGGCGACCTACAAAATCGAAATCCGGCGGCCGCCCATGGGAATCACGCATCAGAACCGGGTGGAATTGCCCGAAATCGTCGACGCGAATCCGGATGGCAGCCCGAATCTGCTGGACATTCGCAGCGTGGTCTGGGGCTTGACCCAATTCACGATTCAGGCGGATCAAATCGCGCGTGGAAGAAACGGTACAAGTACAAGGGCTGCCCGAAATTAAGGCGACCTGGGACAACCTGCGCGGTTGGCCCGACTGGATCCGCCGTGAGTTTACCGTCACCGCTTTCGACATCCAGGCGCGTGCCCAGCGCGCCGCGCCCGTTCGCACCGGGCGGTTGCGGGCTTCGATTGCGGTGATCAACAATCCACCGCAAGGCGGCGTGGTCGGGGTGGGTGTGAACGTGAATTACGCGGGCTTTGTCGAATACGGAACACGGCATATGCGGCCGCGGCCCTACTTCTGGCCCTCCGTCGATCTCGCGATGGAAAATTTCTACGCGCGCCTCGCCACGCTCATCGGTGGAAGGGCGGCATGAACCCGCGCTTCCCAGCGAGGCGAAGACGCAAAGAATGAGCCCGGATCTCTTCGATATCCAGGTGGCCCTGGTCGAACGCATGCGCAACGAAAGCCTGCTCATGAGCCGCGTCTCGGGCGTGTATGACTATGTGCCCGACGACGCCCAGTATCCCTATGTCGTCGTCGATCAACTGAATGCCGTTCGCGATGGGATGATTTCGCAGAGTTCCTCTCTCTCGATCCAGCAGCTCCTGACGGCGCTTTCTACCGACGATGCGAGCGAAAAGGGATTCCGCCAGGTGCGCGAGATCGGCTCGTGCCTGATTGCGCTGTTCGAAGCCAGGCCCCTCATTGTGACGGGTTGGGCCAGTGGTCTGAAGCGCCAACTCCAGACCGCTATCGCAGCGGCCTCCATCCGCCGGGTAGACGACAAGCTTCGCGCGGCCTTGGTGACCGTGCAGATCTTCGGTTTTTAACGCAGAAAGGAAGGGTTTTCTATGGCCACAACACTGACAGCCGATATGGATGCAGTTACAACCACTGCCGCCTTAAATGCAGGGCATGATCCGGTAAAAGCAAACGACATCTTGCAAATCGATGCGGAAAAAATGAAAGTGACATCGATTGCAGGGGACCCGATTCTCACTGTGACCCGGGCGCAGGCGGGCACGACCGCGGCAGCGCATACGACGGGTGCGAATGTCGGGATCACATCCGGCGGCGCGAGCATCTGTGAACAGATTGCGCCGGGTGGCACCTATCCGGGCTTCATGCCGGTGCCGGCGTATGTCTATCTCGGCACGTGTGCCGATAGCTCGAGCGAGCCGACCTGGCAGGAGATTTCCAACGTCGAATCCGTGACGATCGCTTCCCCGTCGACCGCCATGCTCGATGTGACGAATTTGAATAATCCGAGCCGCATCGTGCAGCAGATTCCTGGTCTCACCACGCCGGGAGATGTGACCCTGACGGTCAACTACTGGCCGGACGATCCCACGCATGATGAAACGACGGGTCTGATTCATCTCTCGCAGACGAAAGAAATCCGGCCCTATCGGGTGGTGTGCAACTACGATTTGACCGATCCATCTAAGCAGCTTGTCGTCACGTTTGCCGGGTCGGTGACGGGTCTGCCCCTGAATTTCCAGGGCACCGCTGTCATGAAACTGGTCGCGACCATCAAGCAGTATGGAGCGATGACAGTGGAACATGGTCAGAACGTGATGCCGGTTTCCGAAGGCAAGCCCGCGACCTTGAAATTCGGCGGATCGACCCTGGGCGCTCCGACAGGCTCTCCGATCCCGACAAGACCCGTTCCCTCCATGCCATTGGCCAATGCGGTCCAAAGCTCTCCGATCCAGGCTTAACCTATGCCACAACGACAACCGAAGAAAATCGATCCCGTTCCGATCTTCCTCGCCGACGGCAAGGAACGGCATCTCTACTACACCTTCGAAGCCGCCGAAGTGATCGAGAAGGCGAATCAGGACAATTTGCCCAAAACGCGCCAGATGATTGTTATGTTGCATGCCGGCCTGGTTCATGACGAGCCCGATCTCACGCTTGAAAAGGTCCGTTCGCTCTGCGAGATGGCGAATGCGGAGTATTACAACGAGTGCATCCAGGAAGCGCTGAACCTGCAGCAGGCAAACCCTACGCCGGCGCCGGAGGCGGACGCGATTCCCTCGGCGCCCGTCAACGGCCAGGCTCGACTGACTGGTACGAATTAGTCGGATTCGCGCGCCTGCACCTGCATGTCCCGCAGGAGGAATTCTGGCAACTCACCCCGCGGCTCTTCTACGAGATGGTCGAACTCTGGCGTCGCTCGAATGAACACTGGGAAGCGGTGATCGGGCAGATTACCTTGCTGTTCTATCACGCAAACAAGAACTCTGAGGCGCCGGATTTGACGTTGCGGGACTTCACCCCTAGCGCGAAGGCGTGGATCGAACCGGGCGCGCCTGGCGCGCACAGGCGGCCGGAATACGCGACCATGGGCGATCTCGACCGCTTCCTGAAGGGTATTCCCGGCATGCGGGTCCATAGCTGAAGCAGATGAGCCCGCGATTTTGAGCGAGGCGAAGACTCCAATATGGAAACCTGGGAACGAGTCATCAACGTCATTCTCGGCTTGAAGACGGATCAGTACGCATCCGCTCTGGCCTCGATCACGAAAGGCACGGATGCCGCCATGGCGAGCGTCCAGAAGTCCATGGGCACGGCGAACGTCTCGATGGACGGCGTGACGCAGGCGGCGGGCGCTACCTCTGCCGCCATGCAGGAGATCGCGAAAACGAGCGCGGTGGCCGGCATGGGCATGGATGCCGCTGCCAAGGGTACCAGCTCCACCACGGCGGCCATGATGGCGTTGAATGCGTCCACCACCGCGGCCGGGAGTGGACTCGGGTTGGTTTCCAATGCCGCCGCGAGCACGGCGAAAGCCACCGAATCGAGCGCCGCGGCGATGAAGACGGCCAGCGTGAGCGCCGAAACGCTGGGCAGCTCGGCCGCGAAAGCGGCGGAAGCGACGGCGGCGAGTGCAACGAATCTGCAGAAAGCTTCCGGCTCGATCCAGCAGGCTGGCCAAACGGCCTCGAGTGCCAGCTCGTTCTTCCAGAATCTCGGAACGCGCGTCAGCTCTCTGATTCCGGGTCTCGGCAGCCTGGTCACGGTTGCCGGCGGCGTCGCGACGGGATTCGCCGGCATGCAGATCGCCGAAACGGTAGGCACCTGGCTCTTGAATACCGGGACCAAGGCGCTCGCCGCATCCGATGCGTTCAAGTCGATCAATAAGGCAGTTGGGGACGCGCAGGCAGCCTTTCAGGCAGCGGCCGGGAAGGGCATCGAGACGCTGGCGACAGCCATTACCCAGTTGCTGGGTCCTTCGCTCGAAAAACTGGTCTCCTGGGTGACCGAAGGGCTGAAATGGGTGACCGCTTTCGGCGATTGGTTCCAGAAATCGGGCATTCTGACCAGTGCCGCTAAGAGCTTATTCGACCAATTGGGCTTAGGGTTCAACAACGTAAGCACGACTGCGAATTCCACACTGGCGGGCATACTAGAAGCGCTCGGCATTCTTGGAACTAAACTCGATGCGAATGGACGGCAAGTCATCGATTGGCAGGCTACCTGGGCGAAGGCCTGTAAGGCTATCGAAGATTCAGTCGTAGCGCTGCTAGCCGTGGTCGCTGTGGCTTCGGACCAATTGACCGGCCAATTGAACGATGCCAATGACAAGGTACAGCAGATGGGGAAGAAACATCATGATGCTCTCGTCAAGCTCTTTGATTTGCTGCCCGACAAGATCAAAAAGACCTTTCACGATATGGGCGATGATTTCGGCTATCTGTTTGGAAAGATCGGGGCTGGCCTCAATAGCGTCAATGAACAATCGAACAAGGGAGTCTTTTCGCCGGACCTAGCCCAACAATTCAAGGACAAAAAGGCCGCCATACAAGGCTTTTTCGATAGTGTCGGCGAGGGCGTATCGAAACAGAAAGCGCTCAATGATGCCGCCCAGAAAACAACGCAGGCCATCCAGGGGCAAACAGCGGCGATCGACCAGTTAGCCACGACGCACGCCCGAGATTTCGCGAAGCTCTATAAAGACTGGCAGGACTTTCTCGACTTACAGCGAAAAGTAAATGCGGCGGTGGCGGCTTTTATCCCGACGTATGAACAGGCCGATAAGGTCTTTCAACAGATGGGCCGGGATGCGGTCTCGAGCCTCGATCGCGTCACGCAGGCCATGAATTCGCTCAAGTTTGCGACCGACAAAGACATCGATGACATGGTCTACAACGTCAAAACCGGTTGGGAAAAGCAAGTGTCGCTCGCCGGCACATCGACGCAGGAAATCATGCGGCTCAACAAAGTCGCCTGGGATCAGATTGTACAGATCGTGCAGACGCAGTGGGCCACCATGAACGAGACGCAGCGCCAGGCCATCGCGCAGGCCGGGGACGAGATTCAGAAATCAGCCGCCAAATATAACCAGATCCTCGGCAAAACCACAACCGATACCGCGAAGGCGACCGATGATCAGTCCAAGCTCTGGCAGCAGTGCGCGCAGAACATGAACCGCGCCATCAAGCAGGCAGCCTCGGACATCACGGATACGCTCTGGTCGGGCGACAAGAGTTTCGGAGAAGTCACCAAATCGATGTTGACCGATATCGGCAAGATGTTCACGCAGACATTCGTGCAGACCGGTCTCCAGGCGGTTCAGAAATTTGTGACGGATGGCACGAAAGGCTTGCAGGATTTCTTCAAAAACATGGGTGGCCTTGGCGGGCTCTTCGGCGGCGGCGGATCCACCACTGTGCAGACGGGGACGCAAACGGGAACTGGCACAGGCAGCAGTGCCGCCGGGGCCTTATCCGGCATCGGCGGGGCGGTCAGTCTGGTTTCAGGCGCGGTTTCCGCCATCAGCGGCGTAATCAGCAATTTTCAGCTCAAAGGCCAGACAAAGGTCATGGAAAACACGCAGCAGCTGACGGGCATGATCTTTTACGATGTCCATGGCTTGGCCATCGAGGGCATTGCGTATTTCCATTTCATGGAAAAGTGGGTTTTCGCGTTTGCCAGCAAACTCGATACCCTGGTGAGCGGCGTAGCCGGCCTCGTGAGTCGCATCGACCGCGATATCATGCCCATCCTGCGTGATTTTCGTTTCGATGTGGTGGGCCGTATCGACCGCGACATCATGCCGGCGCTGCGAACCATGGCCGGTTTGGGCGGCCTTGCTAGCGCAGCCCCCAGCTTCAACCTTCAGCCCATCATCGACAGTTTCCAGAGCGCGATTTCCTCCATCCAGTCCTCTTTCAGCTCAATTTCATTGGGCAATCTGAGCATCGATTTGTCGCCCTTGGTTTCCGTCATGTCCGATGTCCGCGCAGCACTCTCACAAGGCGCTTTGCGGCCAAATGTCGTGTTGACGGTCCAAACCGGCGTCTCGACACAGCAAGTCGCCAATGAAATCGTGCGGCAGCTGCAATTGGCTGGCGTGATCCGTTGAAATTCGATATCTACATCAACGGCGTGCGCCTCGATAGCTGGACACGGGCGCAGATTGTCTTGGATGCGGCCTATAACACGAATGCATCATTTACCGCCTGGACGGCGGGCACGGGACCATGGTT